TCGCGCTCCTGCGCGGTTGCCTTGTCAATCTCCTCATCCGTCAGCGGCTGGCGGGCGGGTGGTGCAACAGCCGCATCCCACGTCCCCGCCGGAGCAGATGCGCCGATCTTGGCGATCGTTTGCCAGATCGGCTCCTGCCCCGACTCGGCCAGCGCGTCGCGCTCGGCCTGCTCGGCCAGCACGCGCAGGCGCTCGCGCTCGGCCGCGAACGTCGCGCGCAGGTCGGTCTGCGCCGCCGGCGTGGGCCGCCACGTGCACGCCGGATCAATGATCAACCGGCCGCGCGCGCGCAGTTCCTCGCGCCGGGCGTCCATGCGGTGCGCCAGTCGGGCGCCGATGCCGCGCATCAGCTCGTGGATATCGACACCCTGTTCCGGGTTCAACCGTTGCTCGGCGGTCACGTAATCGTCGCCCTTCATGGTCACTTCCTCCATCATCTTTATCATTGCTTTGCCTACTTCTCTCCGGTCGCGCGGGCGTCGAGCCAGCGTTCCACGTCGGCGCGGCGCCATGCGTGGCGGCGGCCCATCAAGAACGCGGGCGGCAACCAATCGACGCCGCGCTGCACGCCTGCGCGGATGGCGGACTCGGTGCGCCCGATCATGCGTGCCAGGTCAGGCACGTACAGCACAGCGGCTTCAGTCATTGCGTCCACCTTTAGAAGGGAGGGTCATCGTTCAGGTCATGGAACTGATCAGCGGCCGCGGGCGCTTTCGCCTTGGCGCCTTGCGGCCTTGGCTCGGGCTGCGCGTCGCGCTCGCCGCCGGCCTCGCGGTCGGCGCGGCTACCGGCGAACTCCAGCGAATCGACGCGCGCGACCAGTTTCACGCCGGTGCCGCCGTCGCGCTTGTCGTACGTTTCGACGTGCGGTTCCGATGCGGCGATCATTACCTGCGCGCCTTTCGTGAGGTACGGCGCGAGCTTTTCGGCGCGCTCGCCCCACATGGCGAACTCGACCCATTGCGTGAGGCGCTCATCCTTCCGGCCGTGGTTGAACGCGCCCGAAAACGACGCCAACACGGCGCCGCTCGGGGTGTATTTGACCTCGGCATCTCGGCCGAGGCGGACCAGTCCAATCAGGTGCATTTCGTGTTCTCCGTGGTGGTGGTGGTGGTGGTTACTTGCGAGCAGCGATTGACTCAACTTCCACGACCGTCACGCCGGGCAGATTGCACCGGGTGCCGAGTCCCTTCCCGTACGCGCGCAGGCGCGGCATAGCGGGCTCGATCATATCGATCAGCTCGGGGTGCTGGGCGACGTATTGCACCAACGCGAGCAGGTCGGTCACGCGCACGTCGAGCGTGGTGCGCACCGCGATGCCTTTCGCCTTGACCGGCGCGGGCACCGCAGCCGGGGGTGCAACGACCATCTGCGCGACCTGCTCTTTGATGGCGGCCTCGCCGGTGCGCCCCTGCGCGGCCAGCTCAGCGGCCTCGCGGGCCAGGCGGTCGCGCTCAGCCTGCGCGGCGCGCTCGGCTTGCATGCGGGCGGCATCCGCGATGCGGCGCTGCTCGGTGGAGTAGGCGAGCATCTTTGACTTGATCGCGCCTTCGGCCTGCGACAGCAGCTCAAGCGGGCCGCGGAACAGCGCCATGACGGCCGCCTTCGCGTCGTCGAGCGGCTTCGTGATCGCCTTGCGCTGCTCATCGAGCTGCGACGCCTTGCGCTTGATCGCGGACAGCTCATCGGCGGCGAGGCCGTAGGTCGCATCGTCGGTGACCTCGAACGCCTGCACCATTGCGAGCGCGGACGTGGCGCCGCGCTGCATGGCGTCCTGATCGGGGCGGGCGATGACGACGGAATCGGGAACGTGTGCGGTGGTCATTTCGTAGTTTCCTCCCAGTGGTGGACGGCCAGCAGCGCGCGGAAGCACGCTTCATCAGCCGGGTTTTCGAAAGTGTGCACCCGATAAGTGCCGTCGTCGCGCAGGTGCACCGTCGCGCGCTTGAGCGGCTTCCCGCTCAGCTCCGGCAGCGGCTCGGCGCGCACCAGCTCGCCGAACAGCAGGTCATACCCGGCGAGCTGCACGCCGTACGACGGCGACGGGTTGGCTGACGTTTTGATGTCGAGCAGGTACTCGGCGGCGCGCTTGCCGAACTGAATCGTGGCGATGCGATCCAGCGTGCCGGCGAACCGCATCGTCGGGCTGTGAAGCTGCATCTCGTTGCAGTGGATCACGGCGTTCGTGTCACGCCGAAACGCGCGCCATGCGGTGACGTACGCCATTACGACCGGGTCGGTCCCGGCATCGTCCAGCTCGCCGTCATCATCGAGCGAGGTCGCCTCGTGCACCGCGGTGCCGAGCAGGCGCTTTGCCTCCAGCACGCCCGGCGGCACCATCGAGAAATCCGGGCTGATCGGCCGGATCACCCTGGTAACACCAGGGATGGCGTGGCCGTCAAGCACGTACGTGTGCGAATCGGGATCAAACGCGAACATGATCAGTTCCGCGCCGCTAACGCAGACCGCACGTGGGCGAACGCTTCGCGGGTCAGACCGTCGAGCGATTCGACGCCGCATTCGGCCAGCACCGCGTCCAGCTCGACGCCCAGCGCGGCCGCCTTGTTCCGCAGGTACGCCACCTCGCCGGGGCCGGCCGCATCGCCGCCGGTGGCCTGCGCGGCCGGCTTCGGCTTGGGCGCAGATGCCGGTTGCGCGGGCTCAGCAGGCTGTGCGGGCTCGTCATGTTCAATGGTGGCGGGCTGCACGCGCTCGGCCTGCGGTGCTGCTTTGATCACGCGGCGCGCAACCCGCGGCGCGGCCTGGAGGACCGGGGCGGCTTCGATCAGTTCGCCTGGCTCCACCAGCGCCTCGTCTGCCGTGGGCTGCGAACCAAGTTCTGGAAACGCTTTTCTTAGCGCTTGCGCTTCAGCGCACTTGGCAAGCTGGCCGAATGGCCGGCGCATCCACATCGCGTTCGGCGCGTCGGTGTCTTTGTGGGCGGTCGCGTAGTTCTCTATCCAGAACTCGCGCGCGGTAAACGCAACGCGCTGCCCGCCGATGAGCCGGTAGACCGTGATGCGCGCCCACTGCGGCACGGTGCGATCGCGCACTCCGGGCATGGGCACATCCGCCCCAAATTCGGGTTCGTCGATTCCGGCCAGCTCACCGGTGCGCGCGGCCTGGGTGCGGTAAAGCCCAATGCCGGGCATGACCACATCACGCCATTCGTAGTCGTCACGGCGGCCGGGCACTTTCAGCCGCATGGGCACTATGTGGACTGGCTTCTGCAACGGGTCCAGGCCGGCCGCGCGGCAGTAGCCGAGGGCCATCTTGATCGAGTCCGGCCGGGCGCCGGGAAAGATTGACGATTGCAGCACGGCCATCAGCTCCTCGTCGCTGATTGTCAGCGCGCGCGGGCCGTCAGTAGTAGGCAAGTCTTGCATTATGGTGCCCTCCAGGGTCAGGTAGTGGCGACGACCGCCACAACCCAAAGGTACCATAAACATCATTACGATGCAACAGTAAAGCGCATAACGTAGCAAAAAAACAGCCGAATGGCCGACACGTGGGCTTGCACATGGGAAACATCCCGCGATAGCATCGGAGCGCTTACCAGTAGCACCCGTCCGAAACCACTGACTCCGAGCCAACCTCACTATGCACACACAAGATCCATCCCATCAGGCGGCTGCGACGGCCGCAACACGTGCGACGCGCCCGCGCCGCGCAAACCGAGTCATCGCTGCCGCGATCGCAGCCGCAGGCGGACAGCGCGCCATTGCTGAGCGGTGCGGGGTGACCCGCCAGGCCGTCAGCGATTGGCTCTACCGCGGCCGGGTGCCCGTCCAGTACGTGAACGCCGTCTGCGCACTTGGTGACCACGTGATCACGGTAGACCAGCTCTGCGCTGCCGTGGCACAGGAAGCTGCGGGGGCCTGCGCATGAACTATTACCCGTTCCACGTGGGCGACTACCTGTCGGACACGGCGCACCTGGAACCGCTGGAGGACATAGCGTACCGGCGGCTGTTGGACATTTACTACCTGCGGGAAAACCCGCTGGAGGGAACGCCTGCGCAACTGGCGCGCGTGATCCGCATGCGCGACCACGTTGATGTCATTGCCTCCGTCCTGGGTGAGTTCTTTGAGGAGGGGCTGCAAGGCGAAAACCTGCTGCTGTGGACGCACCAGCGCTGCGAGTCCGAGCTGGAGCGCATGCGCGAGAAGCAAGCCAAAGCGAGAGCGTCCGCTCGACACTCGGTGAACGTGCGCACCGCGCGAGCGAGCGCCCGCACTGCGACCGCTGACGATGCGGTGAACGAACGGGAAGCGAACGTTGAGCGAACGCTAAACGAACGCTCAGCGGACGTTGAGCTACCAACACCAACACCAACACCAACACCAACACCAACACCAACACCAGAAGAAAAGAAGAAAACCAAGGGCGCGCTTGCGCGCGCGGTGGCGGTGGATCTGCCCGAGTGGATCAGCACGGACGCATGGCAAGGGTTTACTGCCATGCGCAAGAAAATCGGCGCACCGCTGACTGACCGCGCCATGCGCTTGACCATTGCGGAGTTGGAGCAGTTGCGGGCTGCCGGCCAGGACCCGAATGCCGCGCTGGACCAATCCACCGCGAAAGCCTGGCGGGGCGTGTTCCCAGTGGACGGCCGCGGAACGCCGCAACACCGGTCGGCATCAAAGGCCACCCAACTTGCCCTAGCGAATGCCGCGGTAGTCGAAACCCTGCTCGCCGAGGACACCGTGCGATGACAGACGACGACAAAAGGCAGTTTTGGACCCTGCTCAACGGCGTGCACGACTTCTACCGCATTGAGATGACGCAGTTCGCCGGCCGCGTTTGGTGGGCCGCATGCCGCAGCTACTCGCTGGAGCAGGTGACAACGGCATTCGACCGGCACCTGACCGATCCGAAGTCCGGGCAGTACATGCCGAAGCCGGCGGACATTGTGCGGCAACTCCAGGGCACGCACGAGGACCGCGCGCTCGTCGCGTGGGGCAAGGTCTTGCACGCGATCCAGCGCGTCGGCGGGCACACATCCGTCGCCTTCGACGACGGAATCGTGCACGCCGCCGTCGAAGACTTGGGCGGCTGGGTAAAAGTGTGCGGCACGACGTACGACGAGCTGCCGTTTTTGCAGCGCCGATTCTGCGACGCATACCGGACGTACTCAGCGAACGGCTGCCCGCTGGGATTCCCAGCCCGGCTGGCCGGCCAGGCCGAAGCCGCTAACGGCCGATTCGGCATCGACGGCCGCGAGTCGACCGTGCTGATCGGCGACCCGGAACGCGCCCAGGCCGTCATGGACAAGGGCACGAGCGGCAGTCGCGCGCGACTGACAACGCTACGCGAGGCAATTGCCGCGGCGCTTCCAAAACCCGGTCACCAACCGGACCCTGAAGGCCATCACCCATGAGGCTTGACCCTGCGACAATCAACGGAGGTGTGTTATGACCATCCTGCTCCCCATCGTCTGCATGTGCATCGGTGCGATCCTCGGCGTATGCGTCGCCTGCCTGTGCTTCATGTCCGGCAGGTGCGACCGATGACCGCCTGCCGATGCGAGGACTGCGCGCCGACCGACCCTGCGCCGACGTACACTCGGGCGCACCGGCATGCGTGCGAAGTGCGGCATGTTGCCGGCATGCGCACGAACAAGGACCGGGCGGCATACCTTGCCGCGGTCGCCACGAAGCGCAGCGAAGGCGAGGCGGCCAGGCTGCGCGAGGACGCCTGGGCAATGATGAAAGGGACGCGAGCATGAGCGAAGCGGAGCTGCACCGCGAAGAATGGATCGAAGAACGGGCGGCCATCCTGGAGTTTGAGGCCGGCTTCCCACGCGCGAGCGCCGAGCGCATGGCCGTCCAACAGTGGCAGGAGGCGAAGCGTAAGCAGGTGGCGCCGTGAGCCGGCATTTGCGCCTGCCTTACCCGCCAAGCGTCAACACCTACTGGCGTCACCCGACGCGCGGCCCGCTGGCCGGTCGGCACCTGATCAGCGCGAAGGGGCGCGAGTACCGCGCCGAGGTGTGCCGGCTGGTGGCGACCGGCGCCGCCGCGCTGTCCGGGCCGCTCGACGTGTGCGTGATCCTGACCCCGCCGGATCGGCGCCGCCGCGATATCGACAACGCCACGAAATCGCTGCTCGATTCGCTCACGCACGCCGGGGTGTGGGGCGACGATTCGCAGATCCGGCGGCTGCTGCTCGAGCTGCGCGACCCGAACCCGGGACACGGCTCGGCCGAGGTCACCATCCAACCGAAAGGGAAGACACCATGCAGCGAATCGTGAAAGAACTAGCGAAGGCGGTGGGGCTGGGCGACGCCATCGAGGTTTGCCGGCGCTGGGGCGGGCGCGACCTGTACGTGCCGGTGAAGGTCGGGCCGGGCGACCCGCTCGCGCTCACGCTCGGGCTGGAAACGGCCCGGAAGCTCGTGGCCGCGCTCGGCGGTCAGCGGGTGCGCTTGCCGGCCGAGCGGAACGCGCTGCTGGACCTGCGCAACGCCGCCATCGTGCGCGATCACGCCGGCGGCTTGTCGCATGAGCAGATCGGCCTGCGCTACGGAATCACGCGCGCCACCGTGTCGCACATCCTCCGCCAGCTCCGCGACACGCCGGCCGCGCCGCCCGCGCCGCCCGCGTCGCCGTTTACGGGTGGCCGCGCCGGGGGCCAGGGGTGACAATCGGCGAACCTCCCCGCCGCCCCGGTTATGCCATGATAATCAGCACGCTCGGCGGCCGGCGCTTCATCCTCACGCTCGGGTGCGGCATCGTCTGCACCGGGCTGGTGATCGCCGGCACCATCGACCCCACCACATTCCGCGACATCATCCTCGGCACCGTGGCCGCGTACATCGCCGGCAACACGTGGCAGAAGCACGCCGAGGCCCGCACCGAACCGCTCAAGGGTGACGCCGCATGACCGACCGCCTATCGCCGAACTTCACCCGCGCCGAGTTCGAGCGGTCCGCGACGGCCGCCCGGCTTGGCATGAACAACGCTATCCCGGACGCGCTGCTGCCGAACGCCCGCCGCACCGCGGCCGTGTTGGAATCCATCCGCGCGCACTTGTCCGCGCTGGCCGGGGTGACGGTGCCGATCACGGTCACGAGCGGATATCGGTCGGAGCTGGTCAACCGCGCTGTGGGGTCGAGCGACACCAGCGCGCACCGGCTCGCGCTGGCGGCCGACTTCATCGTGCCGGCATTCGGCACGCCGACCGAGATATGCCGGGCGCTGGCGGTCGATGGGCTGCTGGACCGATTTGGCATCGAGCAACTGATCGATGAATACCCCGATTCGGCCGGCGGGTGGGTGCACGTCGGCCTGACGCGGCCGGCCAACCCGCGAAATCGCATCATCACCATTACGCGCCGGGGCACGTCCGCCGGCATCGTCGCGGCATGATTCCGGCGATCCCGCCGCGGCTCGCGCTGGCGCTGGCCGGCGTGCTGTTCGCAGGGCTGGCGCTGGTGGGCGCGTGGGCGAAGGGCTACGCCGTGGGCAAGCGGTCGGCCGACGCCGCGGTTGCCGAGGCCCGGCTCGCCGTCGAGCAGGCCCGCTCCGACGCGCTTGCCCGTCTTGCCGCATCCGAGCAGCGCGCCGCCAGAATACAGGCCGACGCCGCCGCCCGGATCGCCGCCGCCCGCGCGGCCGGCACCGCATCAACCACGACTGTCCGCGAGGTTATCCATGCGTATCCTGAGTTCGGCGGCCTGCGCCGTCCTGCTGATCTTGAGCGGGTGCGCGACGCCCAGCTCGACGCCATCGCCGCCGCCGCGCGTCGATCCGCCGACCTGTCCGGCCGTAGCATTCCGCGCGTGCCGGCCGCCGATGATCCCGGCCGACCGGACGCTGGGGGCGACTGAAGCGGCCGACGCCGAAAACCGCACGCGCTGGCTGGTGTGCATCGAGCAGCACAACGCATGGCTGTCTTGCGCGGCCAACTTGATCGACAGCGGATTCCTGAGGAAACCACCATGATGGACAACGCCACGCCGCCGCCGGTGCCGAAGCCGGCAAACCCGCTCGACACGACGAACTACCGCCTACACGTGATCGAGCAGACGTTAGGCGCGATCCGCGACAACCTGGTGCGGCTGTCCACGCTGGAGGAACGCCACCTGCACACGCGCGAGGCGCTCAACCGGGCGTTCAGCGCGCTGGAAAAGCACGACGCGCGGCTCGCCGTGATCGAACAGGAGATGCCCACGTTGCGCCTGGTGCGCGGGTGGGTCATCGGCGGCGTCGTCGGCACGCTCGCCATGCTGGGCGCGATTGTGGCGAAACTGTTCACGTTGACCGTGGGGTGAACAATGGCCGGACAACGGGACGCGAGCGGGCTAACGGATCGGCAGCGCCGCTTCGCGCAGGAATTCATGCTGGACCTGAACGCCACGCAGGCCGCCATCCGGTCCGGGTACAGCGCGCGCACCGCAGGCGAGCAGGCGGCTCGACTGTTAGCGAATGTCAGGATTCAGTCATTTATCGCGCAACTGCGGGCCGAGCAAGCGCAGCGGTTGAACATCGAAGCCGATGTGGTGCTGCGCGAGCTGCTGTACCTCGCGCGCTCCGACATTGCCGACCTGTTCGACGACGCGGGCCAGCTCCGGCCGTTGTCGGAAATGCCCGAGCATGCACGCCGGGCGGTCGCGTCGATCGAGGTCGAGGAACTGCTCGGCGGCAGCGGGCCGGATCGCGGTCAAATTGGCTGGGTGAAAAAGGTGCGCCTGTGGAACAAGCCGCAAGCGCTGGAGTTGCTGGGGAAGCATCTAAAGCTGTGGATCGAGCGTCACGAACACACCGGCACGGACGGCGCGCCGTTGCCTGCTGCGACGGCGATCCTAGCGCTTACCGATGCAGACCTTGAGCGTATCGCGGCAGGCCGCAGCTCGTGAGCTGCTGCGGCGCAGGCGCGCACGGGATAGCCTCGTCGCCTTCGCCAATGCAATCGAGGTTCCCGGCCGGCCGGTAGGCGACGACCCGGAAGCGTGGCTGTTCCAGCCGGTCGAAACGTCGGTCGCCGCGCATCACCGGCTACTGCTCGAAGCCTTCGAGCGCACGACGCAACGCCGGCACGGGCGGCTTATGGTGTTCATGCCGCCGGGATCGGCGAAATCGACGTACTGTTCCGTGGTGGCGCCGACCGCGTACATGGGCGCGACACCCGACCGGCGCGTGATCCTCGCCAGCTACGGCAGCGACCTCGCGCGCCGGCACGGCCGCCGGTCGCGGCAGGTGGTCCAGCAGCCCGCCTACAGCGGCATATGGGGCGGCCACGGGCGCAACCCGGAAAAGGTGAGCATGTCGCCGGCGACGTTCGCGGCGGACGAATGGGCGCTCACGAACGGCAGCGAATACCTCGCCGGGGGCATCCTGTCCGGCATCACGGGCAACCGGGCGCACGGCATCGTCATCGACGACCCGGTGCGCGGCCGCGAGCAGGCGGACTCGAAAACCATCCGCGAAAAAACCTGGGACGCCTACAACGACGACCTTCTGACGCGCCTGATTCCCGGCGGCTGGGTGGTGCTGGTGCAGACCCGCTGGCACGAGGACGACCTCGCCGGGCGGCTGCTGCCGAAAGGTTACGACGGCCGCTCGGGCGTGATCGAGTGCACCGACGGCAAAACGTGGGAGGTGGTCAACCTGCCGGCGCAGTGCGAGCGCGACGACGACCCGCTCGGGCGCAAGGTGGGCGAGTACCTGTGGCCGGAATGGTTCGACGAAGCGCACTGGTCCATCTTCCGGCAGCAGGCGCGCACGTGGGCGGCGCTGTACCAGCAGCGGCCGCGACCCGAGGAAGGGAGCGTGTTCAAGCGGGCATGGATTCGCGAGCGCTGGCGCGTGATCCCGGACGGCGCCGCGACCGTGGTGCACTCGTGGGACACGGCGCAGAAGGAAGGCCAGCTCAACGACTACACCGTGAACACCGCATGGGCGCTCGGCCGGGGCGCGCCGGGCTACTATCTGCGGGACGTAGTGCGCGAACGGATGGAATACCCTGCGCTCAAGCGCCGGGTGATGACGCTGGCCGAGCGCGACCGGCCCGTCGCCGTGCTGATCGAGGACAAGGGCAGCGGGGCATCGCTGATTCAGGAGCTGCGCAGCACGACGCGGCTTCCGATCATCGCCATCATGCCCGAGCAGTCAAAGCTGTTTCGGGCGAACGAGGTTTCGCCTACCGTGGAGGCCGGGCGGATGATCCTTCCCGAGTCGGCGCCGTGGCTGGCCGATTACGAAAGCGAGCTGTTCAGCTTCCCGCTGGCGGCGTATGACGATCAGGTGGACAGTACGACGCAGTTCCTCCGCTGGGTTAAAGGCTGGGGCGGCGGGACGGTAGAATCGGTCGGCGCGGGGCTTACCCGGACCATTGCCGACGCGATCGGGCCGGGAAGCGAGGTCGGCGAAGGTTACGGGTCGATCGGCGGCGGTTCCGACATGGACGGGTTCGAGTGAGAGGAAAAAAGCATGGCTGAAAGTGCACCGAAACGGCCCGAGCTGGGCGAGCTGGCGCCACCAGACGACCCGTTGAACCCGCTTCGAGGCACCGGCCTCCAGGCGGCGCCATACGTGACGATCCTGCAATCCGAGGACAGCATCCTCAAGACCAAGGGCGGGATCGAGAACCTGCGCATCTACCGCGAGCTGCTGCGCGACGATCAGGTCGCCTCGGCCTGGCAGCAGCGGCGGCTATCGCTGCTGCGGTGCGAAACAAAGATCGAGCCAGGCGCAGACGACCCGGCATCGATCGAGGCCGCCGACGCGCTGCGCGCCGAGCTGGCCGCGATCGGCTGGGACGACATCACCGACAAGGCGCTCTATTCGGTGTTCTACGGCTGGGGCGTGGCCGAGGTGCTGTGGAAGATCGACGGCACCCGCGTGGCATTCGACGCGATCAAGGTGCGCGATCGCGCCCGGTTCCGATTCGACCGCGAGCAGCGGCTGTTCCTGTGGGCTCAGGGATGGCGCGTCATGCCCGATCGCAAGTTCTGGGTGATGCGCTCGGGCGCCGACCATCACGACGAACCGTACGGCCTGGGCATCGCGCACGCGCTCTACTGGCCGGTCTTTTTCAAACGCAACGACATCAAGTTCTGGCTGGTGTTCCTGGAGAAATTCGGGATGCCGACCGCGCTGGCGAAGGTTCCAGCCAGCCAGATCACCGACCCGGCCGTGGTGTCAAAGGCCGTCACCATGCTGCGCCAGATCGCCACCGACGCCGGCGTGGTGGTGCCCGATAACGTGGCGGTCGAGCTGCTGGAAGCGGCGCGCGGTGGCGCGGCCGATTACGAGTCGCTGCACGACGCGATGAACGCGGCGATCAGCAAGATCACCATCGGCCAGACGATGACGATGGACAACGGATCCAGCCGATCGCAGGGCGAGGTGCACGAGCGGGTGGCCGAGGCGATCATGCAGGCCGATTCCGATCTGCTCTGTGGATCGTTCAGCTCCGGCCCGGTGCGCTGGTGGACGGAGTGGAACTTCCCCGGCGCAACGCCGCCGCGCGTCTGGCGCGATACCAGGCCTCCAACCGACCTGACAGCGCTGGCCGAGCGCGACGAGCGCATCGCAAAGCTCGGCTACGACCCGACCGAGGAATACATCCGCGACACGTACGGCGAGGGCTGGGTGAAGCGCGCTGACCCGCTGGCCGTCATAGGCGCGGCCATGCAGGCGCCGGGCGGCGGGGGCGAGGCAGCCTTCGCCGAGGGCGAGTCCGTGGCGCTCGCCGCGCTCCGGGCGGCCAGGCGCGGCGATCAGCAGGCGATCGTGGACGCGGCGCAACTATTCGCCGAGCAGTACCGCACCGTAATGGGCGAGCGCGTCAGGCAACTGCTACGCGCGGCCGAGTTCAGCGACGACTCGCAGACGTTCCTGCGCAAGCTGGACGAGCTGCTGGCCGAGGCGCCGCCGCAGGGCATGCTGGACAAGCTCACGCGGGCGCTCGCATCCTCGCGCATGCTGGCGGCCCTGCGCACGCAACGGCGGCGCCCAGGCGCGTGAGCGGGCTCGGGCTGCGCATCACGCTGGCCGAGGTGCGCCTGCTCGCGCAGGCTGCCGACGCCATCGAGCGGCTGAAGGCCGACGCGGCCGAGTTCGCCGAGGAAATGGCCGAGCGCACCGGTGTGGCCGAGTTCCTCGACGTGGGCGGGCTCGCCTTCGACGTGGAACCCGAGCGCGCGCTCGCCTACTTCCGCGGCAAGGGGCTGCGCCCGAGCTTCAGCTATGCCGACATGATCGGCGCGGTCAACGACCAGGCGTTCACCGTCGCCAAGATGATGGACGTGGACCTCCTCGGGCAGGTGCGCGACTCGCTGACGGCAGCGCTCGCCGAGGGGCAGCAGTTCCGCGAATGGAAGGCGACCATACAGCCGACGCTGGAGTCGGCCGGGTGGTGGGGCACCCGCTCGATGGTGGATCCGTTGACCGGCCGCACCGTCCAAGCGCAGCTCGGCAGCGCCTGGCGCCTGGAGACAATCTTCCGCACCAATATGCAGACCGCCTACGCCGCGCAGGCGTGGACGGAAATCGAGGCGCAGGCCGATATCGCGCCGTACCTCATTTACGACGCCGTGGACGATCTGCGCACGCGCGAGGCGCACCGGCGCTGGGATCGCACGACGCTGCCGGTGGATTCGCCGTGGTGGCGTACCCATTACCCGCCGAATGGGTGGAATTGCAGGTGCGGTGTGATCCAGGTGAGCGAGGACGAGCTGCGCGAGCTGGGCATCCGGCCGACCGCGCCGCCCGACGACGGCGCGTACAAGTGGACGAACCCGCGCACCGGGCAGGTGATCAAGGTGCCTGACGGCATCGACCCCGGATTCGACCGCAACCCGGGCCAGGATGCGGGCGCGGGCGTGCGGCGCGCGTTGGACGAGAAGGTGCAGAAGCTCCCGCGCGCCTCGCGCCGCGCCGCAAAGGCGGCCACCCGGCGCGACTTCGACGCTCAACACGAGGCCGGCCGGTGGCATGCCGAATCGTTCGACGGGGCGCCGGAGTGGGTGCGGAACCGCGCGCTGGATGACCAGTTTGTGAACGTGCAGGCTATCGACCCCGACGGGGCATGGGCGCGTGGCGGGCAACTCGTGGACATGGACCAGCGGACGAAGGACAACCGCCGGGGGCGCAACACGTGGCGGCACGAGTTCGGGCACATCATGGACTGGCGACTCGGGACGCAACAGCAGGCGCCGCGCGTGTATGCGTCCACGATGCCCGAGTTCGTCACCGCGATGGAGGCCGACGCGGACTACTGGATGCAAGCGGTACGAGCGACCGCGTACAGCCGGGGCACGCGGCGCGCGAAACTGATCGAGGCCGCATACACGGACGCGGAAGCGCGCATGAGGGTGACCGGGCAGGGCGACCGCACGGACGAGCTGCGGAAAATGGCCAAGCGCGCCGGGCTGGACCTCGACAAGCTGCTCGGGCTGCTGGAGGAAACGACGCCGGTAGTGTCGGCGCTGGGCGGACGTGGCGCCGTCGAGCAGGTGGGCTTCGCCTCGCGCGTGGCCAAGCTCATCGAGGCGGTGCGCCTGCGCGACGGCGAGGGCTTCGTTCGGATGGCCACCTTCCTCGACAACTACAAAGACGCCCAGGCGCGCGGGGATTCGATAGCGGCGGGCAATTGGGGGCAGATCGTCGGGCAGGCGTGGGACATGGACGGCGCGCTCGCGTCGCTGTCGGACCTTGTGGGCGCGTCCACGCTCAACCGTGCGGCGGGCCACCAGAACGGCTACGCCGGGCACTCGGACCAGTACTACAGCGAGCGGCCGGGGTTCGGCGCGAACATCGAGGCTTTCGCCAACCTCACCGCGCTGGCCGGGCACCCAAACTCGTACTGGTGGACAATCACCCGTAAGCTGGCGCCGAACATGGCCGCCGCGTTCCGTAAAATCATCGAACCCAAGCCATGACCCCGAGACTTGAGACGGCACTACGCGCGTACATCGTCGCCATCGGAGGGCCGGTGCCGGCGCCGTGGGGTGTGAGCGACGACCGCCTCGCCGGGGTGCTGGAGCAGGCCATTGTAGACGGCCGGCCTGTCCCGGCCGACTACGACTGGTGGGGTCACCTCCCGCCCGACGCGGTGGCTTAGTTCTCCAGTTTCCGGCGCTTGCGGGCGCGCACGGTCGCCGCCGCGAGGCGGATGCCGGAGGACAAGTTCCCATTGCCGAGCGCGCGCAACGTGGCCACTGTGGCCGCGTCGAGCGTCACCCGGTGCACGTTTGTCCCGCCCGGGGCGACCGGCGGCCGGCCGCGACCGCGTGCCGGGCCGGGCAACACGTGGGGGGCTTTCATGGGTGCTTCCTCCGTAGTGGAACTGTGCTTTTGAGCGGGACGCCAGCAATAAGGCCGCTGTCGCCCCTCAAAGCGGCGTTATGCGCCTTCATCGCTCTCGTCCCACTCGTCGCCTTCCTTGTACTTTCCTGTTGGCGTCTTCGTGAAAAATTCCTCGTCGCAGCCAAGGCGCGCAACCGCCATCATCTCAATGGCGTCCGCATTGCGCTCGGTCTTGTTCTCACCAAGCATTCGCACCTTGTGTGTGATCATATTCACTGCAATCACGTCGTACATTTCATCCTCCATCAGAACGTATAACTTGTGCCTTCAACTCGGACGCCTTCGGCGCCGGTTAAGGCGGCGTTAGGCATCAAGCCCGGTGCGCCCGCGCCCGCTGTGTTCGCAGATCGCGGCAATCGCTTCCTCGTCCTGCGTGTAGGTGGCCGGGCCATTTTCGCCGTCAACGTCCAGCTTCACCATTTCGCCGGGCGCGTACAACTCGCACCGCGAAGCGTTCGTCTTCGGCCAGTTGTCTCCCTGCGGCGTCCAATCGCAGCCTTCCGGCGCAGGCAGGTTCGGGTTCTTGTCCTTGGCGCACCGCACTTCGTTGTCTTCCCAGGTGTAGTTGCTGTATCCCTGCCCTTCGGAGTACAGGAACTTGCAGCCAACACAGCTTTTCTCGTTCATCGTCTTTCCTTTCGTTTGTCAACAATGCGCCCTAACTGTCGCTTCAAGCGGACGGCCTACGGCCGCCGTTTAAAAGCTGGCGTTAGGCATCAGGAACCACGCTTTGCACCAAGTGCGTCACATACCCCGGCATCGCCTGCGCGGGGCCGTGCTTCTTGGTGCAAGCGGCGCAGCGTTCGCGATCATCACCCACGCTCACATGTGAGTCTGGCACATGCACCCAGGAAGAC